TAGAATTTACTGCATTTATTCTATCCCTTACTAATGGTGCTGTGTTCTTACATTTAACCTCAAACCCAAAGTTTTTTAAGATTGCTAAGTCTGTAACTCCTCCAGCAGATGTTTTCCTCTGTCTAGCGCTAGGGTCTGGATAAACTATGATATTTTTATGCTTATATCTGTTTCTGATTTCCTCACACATCTCATTAGTATTTGAGGAATATATTTGTATCTCATCTATAACTGTAACTGTGTTATTATTAATAACTGTTACTACTGCGCACATAGGGTCTACATTGAAATCTAATCCTATATGATAAACCAAAGTATTATCTTTATATTTCTCTATGATGTTTTTTTCTCTGCTAAAATTGTAATAAATCATTCCTGAATAGTTTACAAATGTTGCTTCATACTCTTGCTGAAAAGTTCTTAAATCTAAGTCTTGCTTTGCTTGTTCTATTTCATCTTCACTTACTTGCTGACCTTCTAATGTAGTGTATTTGAAACTTTCCCAGTCGTGATTTGTTTCACCTAGTTTAAATAATTCATAACTCCAGTTTCCAAAACCTCTGGGACTACCACAAAAGAAAGCAGACCCTTTTGTGTCTGATAGTGTTGGTCTTAACACCTCATACCAAGCTTCTTTATTTATATCTGAAAATTCATCAAATATCACCATATCCAAGCCTACCCCTCTTAGTGCATCAAAATTTTCACTTCCCCTCAATGTTATAGTTGAGTTATTCCTTAAAGTAATTGTTAAATCACTGTGGTTTATGCTTTTAACCCACTTGTGTTTTATCATTTTTTCTTTTAACTCTGCCCAACATATTGTTTTAGCTTGTCTGTAAGTTGGTGCTACATACCAAACCTTTTTATTAGGTTGACTAGAGAACTTTGCTATCTCATTAATTGCTAAATATGTTTTACCAAACCTTCTTCCAGTAATTAATACTCTAAACCTTGCATTTGAATTAGTTACTTTCTTTTGTGGTTCAGTTAGTGGCATCAATCATTAGCCCATACTAAAGGTTCTTCCATTTGGTTTTCTTCTATTTTATCTTGTTGCCCTAACATATTTTTTCCCAGAAATATTTGCATAGTAACATTTCCGTTCTCTGCCGACTTCCATTGCAGTTGTCTCAACCTAATTTTTTGCTCTGCCCTTCCTTTTGTCAGATATTCCGAATAACTCTTTTCTAAAAGGTCAGGAGAACAACCAAAGAAATCACCCATTTCTGTGTTCGTACAGCCTAAAGATGCAAGTTTTTGAACCTGACTAGTATCTATATTATATTTTTTAGGTCTAGCCATTTAATAGTTTAGCTTTCTTGCCAGTAAAGTTTTCCCATCTTTTAATTATTACATCACAATATTTAGGGTCTAATTCCATTAATCTTGCTTTTCTATTTGTTTTTTCGCAAGAAATCAAAGTAGAACCAGAGCCACCAAACAAATCTAAGACAATGTCTAAACCTTTAGAACTATTTAATATTGCTTCTTCAGATAAACTAACTGGTTTTTGCGTTGGATGAACATAACTTGCTTGACTATCTCTATTAAATTTCCATATAGTTGTTTTAGACCTATCTGGAATAAAATAATGCTTTCCTTTACCCTCTTTCCAACCATATAAAATTGGTTCGTGCTGTACTCTGTAATCTTGCCAACCCATTCCAGCTGATTGTTTCATCCAAATAATAGTTGAGGATTTTTTAAAATATTTTGCAAAAATTGTTTCAAATATTATTTTTGGTGCAGACTGACTATCTGGGTGACATACATAAATAGACGATAAAGGCTTCATTTTTGCATAAAAGCAACTAAAAAAATCGCTACAAAAATTAGAAAAATCTTCATCTTTCATATTATCATTTTTTATACTTCCTAATTTATTTTTTCCTCGCCCAGAATAATCAACATTGTAAGGTGGGTCGGTAAAAACTAAGTCAGCGTTTTCTTGTGGCATTAATTTATTCACCATTTCAATATTAGTGCTATTCCCACACATAAGTCTGTGATTATCTAATATCCATATATCTCCTAACTTAGTTATAGGCTCTTTAGGTGGTTCTGGAACTTCATCTTCATCTGTTAAATATTGCTCATCATTTTTAAGAAATTTATCTATTTCACTTGAATCAAAACCTAATAAATCAATATCATAGTTTTCCTCTAATAAATTTTTTACTTCTATATCTAATAAATCAAAATCCCAGTTACTATCTTCATTTAATCTGTTATCAGCTATTCTATATGCCTTTGCTTTTGCCTCAGATAAATCTGCTATATGCACTGGCACTTGTTGTAAACCTAACTTTTTTGCACCTAATAATCTCGTATGACCTACTATAAGTACCATATTCTTATCCACTACTATTGGCTGTTGAAACCCATACTCATTGATTGAACTGGCTACTTTATCTACTGCTTGGTCTTTTCTTGGATTATTATGATAAGGAATTAATTTATCTATATCTATTATTTGAATCTTCATCCTAATTTTCCCATTAGTTTGGTATTTTCATCTTATCAGTAAAAAATAATTATTCAATCCTAAATATATCCTGATAAAGTAAGTTTACTATCTTCTCAAACTCTTTCTGCTCATATTTTTTTATATCTATTTCACATACAAGCTTCTTGAATTGTTCTGCTTTTTTTACAACTTCCATTTTGCTTTGCCTTTGAAATATTTTTTTAAACATTTTTCACAAATATATTCTTTAGCATTATCTACTCTTATTATAGGGTTTGCACCACATTTATTGCAATACATATATTTATTTAATATTTCTGTAGAATCTAACTTAGGTTTTTTAAGATTTCTACTTTTTTTTCTTGACATACTGTAAAAAGTAAAATTTTGTTTTTGTATATTATCTTTAAATCTGTCTGTCATAGTCTATTCCCTAAGTTAAAATATTTAACTGCATCTTCTTTAGAAAATTCACCTTCTTTAATTGCTCTTTGAACATCAGGAAAATTTTGATTTGCAAAGCTAGTTATAAAAGAGCTTGTTTCTTTATCTACTATAGCTTTTTTAAGAACTTTAAGTCTTAAAGGATATACTTCCCCATTTGCTGATTCTATTTTAGCTTCCTCATCTTCATATTTTTTAGCACTTAACCAATAAGCTGGTTGTTTTGCAAATTTCTTATCCTCAACAGAATTAAAATATTTATTATACATTTCTGCTAGTTCTTCTGGTTTTTCCTTCCATTCTGTATCAATAGACCTAAAATTCTTTTCTGCAATACCCTTGCTTACCTTATTAGATATTTTTTGCCAAAATAAAGGAAAAGTATCTTTGTTTTTTGGTTTTGGTTTAATGGTAGGGGTAGTGGTTAGGGTAGGGGGGTTTTGGCTAGGTTTTTTTGGTCTACCTCCAAGCCTTCCATTTACCTTAGATGCTTCTATTCTTTTAGTTATAAATAAAAACTCTTGTAGTTGTCTTTCATTTTGATAATGAGCATTTACTTCTATAAAAAATTGGTCAATTACTAAATCTGCTGATTTCTTTTCTTCTTCAGTTATGCAACTGGCTATTCTGTAAATAGTATTTTTATTTGTTGGTATACCAGAACATCTCTTATTCCAGTTCCAGCATAACAGTCTAATATATACCCCTATTTGCTCATTTGTTAAGTGCTGAGTACCAGCAACAAAATCTTCGGTGAATAAGTACCAAGCTTTCAATTTTTCTTTTGGTTTTGAATTTTCGTCAATAAACATAATTTCTCCTCTTAATTAATTTATCATAATAATAATAATACCTAAATATTTTTTTTGGTTGTGGGGTAAATTAATAACCCCATACCTCCATTCTAGCCTTATATACAGCTTCTTCCTTCCATATCCAGTCGTCAGGGTTAGGAATCAACAAATTCTTTACATCATCTAACGAATCAACCTTAGATAACCAGTTACCCATTACTTTGACTATATGATTACATATTTGCATTGGTCTGGTGTAGTTATCTAAACTGAACTCATAAAATTCTGTACCAGATTTTTTACAAACTAAATACCAAAGCTTTTGATTAGCATTAGTTCCACTTTGATATATTGCTTGTTGCATTGCGTGGCTGTTGGATATTCCATTAGGTTTTCTAAGAGTAGTTTTTAAATCTATATAAAAATCCTCTTTTGTTTTTGTGTCTATAAAATGAAAATCTGTATATCCTACTAATGGTATTCCTTGAATATCCATCTCCACTTTTTCTTGATACCCAATTAGATTTAATTTAAAAGCATACTCTTTTAATCTGTCTACACCTTCATTAAATAAATGTGTCAAATTTTCTCTTTCTTCTGGTATTTTTGCATTTTCAAAAGAACTACAATTAGTATCATATTCCAGTTGCATTTTTTTTATTGAATCATCAACATCAATACCATTTAGCCACATATTTAAACCTGATTCCACAGCCTTCCCTCTTTCCATAGCTGGACTTGATGGAAACTCATACCCATACAATCTTTTTAAAGCCCATCTCTCTCTATGAAAAGCAAACTCTGTAAGCTGACTAAAAGATAGTGGTAGTAAGTTCTTCCTACCACCACCATCAAATTTTTTAAAATGTTCTATCATACAACACCCATTACTTGAATAGCTATTGCAAATAAAATTACAGTTATAAAAAATGTTAAATATTCAATCATATATCACCTAAAAATTGTTCTAATGCTTCTTTATTTTTTACAAGCTTCATTTTTAGTTCTAATACTTCATAATATACATTGCTCTGTGTGCCAAATTTAAGCTGGTACTGGTCTAAACTTTTTATCAGACTGTTCATACTATCTAATTCAGGTTTATATTTAGCCATAGCTTGTTCTTTGGTCAAATCAAGTTTGTTTGATTCTTCTTCCAGTTCAATTTCAGAAAATAATCTATCCGTCATTTTTTTCTCCCTCTAAAAAATTTTGTTGTGGTTCTGTGATAAGTTCATATTCAGCAAATGTTTTTCTTTCTACTGTAATATAATTTGTTTTTATATTCATACCTTCTCGTCTTAGTATATGAATAATAGCACCTAACCTAAAACTTCCGAATTGATTTAATGCTTCTAGTGGTGTGATTTTGTTACCTTCCTCTAGGTAACTTTTTATCTTCTTTACTTGGCTCATAACATACTCCTTTCTATAAATGTTTTGCCAGTTCTCTTTCATTGACAACTTTTGTTCTCAAGTCCTCTCTGAAAGTCTTGAAAGATTCAAACCTAATTTTAGATTTGTTCCTTCTTAATAAAGTCTTGCTGTATCTATCAACAAAATCTTTATATCTTTTATCAGAATAAATATGTGCATTTAATTCTGATGTGTTCTTATACTTTATATTCTGTGAATAATAAAGTGTTAACTCTGATACTATAAGTTTCTCCTCTTTTTTCATTATCTCTAATGCTGTGTCGTTGTCGCTATATTCTAAACCCAGTTTTTCTTGCTGGTGTGATAACTTATTAGGGTCAAACTGTAAGCTATAAATATCAGTCATTTTTTATTCTGTTAGGATTAATGGTTACTCCAAAGTCAAACCCTTCTCTGTATATTTTTATATAGTCTTTATTTTTATGAGTAATTTTGCTTTTTTCACCTTTAAATAATCCATCAATTAATCCGTTCTTAAACGAATCTATTGTCTTTCTTATATTCATTTTATCTCCCTTTCTTTACTAATTTTTTATAACAATCCTCACAGTAATATTTAAACTTCTCATAGTGAACTGCGACATTATCACAAAAACTACACAACTTATGGTGTATTAATTTTTTCCAATGGTTACTTGTACCATCTTTTTGTATTACTTTTTTCTTAGGCACTTTTCTTTTCCCTAATTTCTTTTGCTCTTACATATTCGTCTTGTTCTTCTGGTGTACGCAAAGTGAACCCATCTTTTAGCAAATCGAACAATTTTGATTCCACTTCACTTTTTGTTGGTCTAGTTTTAAATTCCATACTTAAATTAATTACATATTTGTTTTTTTTATCAGACATAACCAGCTTCCCTTAATTTAATTCTTTCTAACAATATTTGTTTGTATTCTTCATTCTTAGATTTGTTTTGATGAGCCAAAGTATGACAACTTCGACACACTAAAAATAAATTGTCTATTCTGTTTAATCTGTTGTTTTTTACACCTCCCATACCCTTTGATATCAGGTGGTGAATATCTACCCCTATAGCTTGATTACAAGCCCAGCAAATAGGGGTATCTTGTTCTCCATACCCCCAATATTTACTGAACAATTTTTTATAATCTTTCATTAGCCAAGATGCTTGTTAAAAGACTCTACTGCTTTTGCAGTTAGGGTGTCTATTTTCTCCTCTGAGAAACTTCCACTCCCCATAGCACGACCTACAATTCCAGTAACAAATATTAATCTGTCTTTATTGTTATCAGGTTTAAATCCATTACTGTTATTAGTTGGTGCTACTGACTGCGTATTTTCTCCCACTACACTTACATTTTCTACATTAGTGTATTGGTTTCCATTTGCAGATGTTTTGACACCCTTTACAACATAGCTAATTTTAGAATTTGGTTGTGGAATTGGGTCTAATTTTTCTCTGCAATATAGTCTAGTTCCATCAACTAAATCAAAAGCATAATTATTTATATATACTCCTTCCTCATTAGTTTTGCTATTGTCGTATGTCTTAGCTATTACTCCTTCATTCATAATATTCTCCTATTATTATTATTTGTTAACAACATTGTAACCTCGCCCTTCCAAACAATTATTAATATAATCTTGTCTGGTTTGTAATTTAGGACTTAGCCACAACACTCTAAATCTTAACGAATTATACACTATTTTCCCAGCATCAAGTAAAAAATTTGTTTCGTCTTTTACTAATGCTTCGCAAGTATATAAGTCATCATGATATCTGTTCATGTCGCCTTCAACATTCGCAGATGATTTACCTCTACTATCTACTATTGGTTTTGTACTGCAACCAGCCAAGCAAAAAATAATAAATAGTAAAAAGCAAATTCCTAATATTTTGAAACGGATATGCGTGTTCCAAAATGTGTACCTCTTAGGGGTACTTTTTAAAATATGTCTCAAAATATGTTTGTTCATAATACCCCCTATATTTCTTTATCTAATATTTGTTGAATTAATCTTATTTGACCATAAATATATAAACCCATCATAGTTTTGCATTGAGTAATATTTCCTTTATAATCAAATTCTTTTTTTTCTTCTTCTTGAAATTGCTTTATCAAAAATGGCAATTTAAAATCTTCAAGCTTTTTATAAATTGTATATTTTGGTATTTGTCGCATTTAATCTACCCCCAAATCTTTTCTAATATGTATAAGTTTGTTTTGTATTTTTTCAAAATATTTAGTGTTAGATTTTGTATAAGCATAATTCATTATATAAATTAGTTGTCTTAATTCTTGTTCTGTAAATGTTATGCTTAATTCTTTTTTATTTATTCTGTTATACTTATAGTCCATTTTATATTACCCCTCTAATTGTTTTTATTAAATTCATATCATTATCATATAATCCTATAGTGTCGTCTATATGATGAATCTTAAAGTAATAAGTTATTTTGTCATTTGTTATTACTTTAAATTTTACAGTATCATTACTGCAAAAGTCATAAAATTTTAGTCCACCCATTTATTTCTCCTCATTTATAAATTTATCAGTTGGTACAAATATTTTAATATGTAGAAACCCACCTTGCATTGAACTAATTGCATACTGAAATGGACAAGTCTTTATCCACTTCAATGCTTGTTCAATATTGGTAACTTGTATATTTATATTTTTTTCTATCATATCTTTATTACCTCATAAGTTTTTTTGTTCTTTGGTTTTACTATAAAATAACTGCTAATAACTAATCTTGAGTTCATTCTAGTCCCTACTGATTTAGCTGACTGGATAGCGTTAGTCTTTGCATATCGTAAAGCAGATTTAATTTCATTATCCTCATACTGTGGTAGTTTCTTTCTAAGCCTACCAAAAGTATTATGACCAGCTTCTATTAGTACTGTAATATCACTAGCTACCTTTTCTTTAAATGCCATTGTTAAAGATACTTTTCTTTGTATTCCGTTTATTATCATTTATTTCTCCCTCTGACCATTATTTGTTCTAAAACACCAATCAGAAATATATTTATCATTATAGCTATGACATATCTCTTTA